TATAGATTGCTTAGTGAGATCCTCAACTCTACCCTGCGTATTAAAACGTGACTTCGGCAGTCTTTTTACAAGTTCTTTATTGTATCCAACAGTATCCAGAAGAACTTGTCTCGGTGTTCTAATCCTACTTCCGAGAAAAGATGATTTAAGAACGTCAGTACACACTGGATCAAATACAAAATCATCCAGATCTACAATAGCATTATAGATTTGTCCTGGATCTATATTCTGATCACCGAATTGCAACATTTCTCCGCTTGCTGCTACACCAGTTTTAATTATACCAAATGCAAATATAGCATCTACAATCCATGCTCGTAAAGTTTTCTTTAAATTCGTTTCACGCTCGACTTCATCTATTGCTAATCCGAGAAGTTCTCCATACATTTTCTGTGGAGTATACCGGGTTGTAAGTTCATTAACCGGACTTTTCATAACTAAATTAGGAACTATTGTTCTAATAGTGTGGAAAATCAAATTAATAGGTTCTTCACCAGTTAAACCCTTTGTGTTTCTATAGTAACTTCCAACGAATTCCTTTATAAACATAGCACGTGCTCTGCGGTATCGTTTCATACGCTCGAATCCACGTTTCACTGCTAACTGAATTTTTTGAGGTGTCACCTGTTCTGGCATTATTCTTCCCCACCATCAATAATTTGATCCATTATTAAAAAACATTTGGGACAATAAGCCTCTGGAATTTCAAGAAAACCATGCTCATTTATTTTTTTCTCAAACACAACCTCAAAATCACATATAAAACATTTAACTCTGACCTTTACTGATTTTCTATTAGCGTCCAAAATCATAAGGCTGTCTCCAATTCTTCCTATCTCTCTTTTTTTTCTTTAATATCATATCCCGCCTGTACCCGCATGAATTATATGGTGCCGAAGAACCTGTATATTTTGCTTTTGGCAACTCTTTATCATCGAGTGTCAAAGCATCTGCAATTACTATATCTCCATGTTGCTTCCTTGCTGATGCACTTTCTTCAACCATATGAGCCGGTCCTATCCCGCCATCAGTGTAATGAATATATAATTTCGCTTGTTCTAAGCCTTTTATAGAATGGTTAATATAACCGCCATGAGCCAGCATCCTATCATAAAGTGACAATAACTCGTGCTTACTCTGGCGATCTGTATGGAATCCGTAATTTTTAGTTTTTTTATCAACAATTTGACCGGGTTTTACTTTTCTATGATAATATGCGTAATTGAATTCCCGCACTACTATTCTTCCAAAGTCCCAACCAGGACCATTATTTTCCCACTTCAAAAACGGCAAACTACGTGGCTTCCTGCCACCACACCAAATTGCCAATGCAGTAACAACTCTCGCCATATCATACGGTGGTGTATTCGCATCACGCCATTCTGCGATCTTCTCTCCTGTTTCTTTGCATTTGATTGAAACCACTGAATCAGATGCTCCCTGACCTTTACCAATATCAATTCCAAAAATATAAGTTTTAGACTGATCTGGCCTGTCCATTATTAATGTAGTCCAAACTCGCAACGGACCTTTACTACCTCTTTTCAAGGCGATCTTTGTAAGATCTTTTCGTCTAATAATATCTTTAACTATATCATTCGGAGTATTTGGTTTAAAATGAATATGAAATCGTACCCTCGGTTCTCTACCAAATAGGGCTATATGTTTATCAATATTGTGTATAGTAAAGAACACATCACCTGATTCAATATCCTGCCGTAGAATTTCTCTTGCCATTTCCTGCGGCGATCTCACAGTTTCTTCCACATCAAACCATGGTGATCTTATTTCGTAATTGCCAAATTCTGTTTTTTTAACATATCTACCTTTACCTTTTTCCGGGTGCTCATAAAATGGCAAAACAAAAACTTTAATTTGTCCTGAGTTTTTCCAACGACTGTACTCTGTACCTGCACCCGCAGGAGTTGAATTTACAATACGCATATAGGACGCATCTCTCGTTGCTGATCTCATCAATTGCCCATGCTCAACCTTAGCAAATTCATCCAGCAAAGTCACTAACCGTCTGTCGCCTGATGCAGCATGTTCAGTCGTTGATTCACCATCAATACAACTATTGTTCAAAGTATTCTTCATGTGCATTTTAGTACGATGCTTCTGTCCGAACATTACACTGGGTGGCACCATCCATTTTGGGAGCCAACCATTTATATAATCATGCTTTTGAAACAGTGCTTTCATATTTCCAGTCTGATCTACATAATCCTGTGTACGTGACATTTCCAAAAGTTGACTATCAGGTTTAAATAACCAAAGCCAGTGCAAAAATACCACACACAGCCAACTGGCTCCCATATCACGGCACTTATCAATAAGAATGTCCACACCATGTTTAAGACAATATAAAAATGTATCCATTAAAACATCCTGGATCTCCCAGGTTATAAACGGATTATGCGGCTGCTTAGCTTCTATTCTTTCTCCAGTTTTCGGATTCACATCAAATTGGTGATAGGTGAATACAAAAGTATTTGTCCAGAACAAAAGTGATTCTCCACAGGCAGCAAATAAATCTCTCTGCAATATCGGATCGTCCTCTGCTGCTTGTAATAATTTCGCTCTCCATTCCAAATTCTCTTGTTCAAATTTTGGAATAATCAATCCAGTCTCAGGATCTTTCCAATGACGGGGAACATTCGGAAAAGGTTCTGCTAAAGCGGGTCGCAGTGTTTCAGCAACTTCAATCATTATTCTTTGTTTATGCCCCCGGCACTTTCAATTCTTTTCTTCCCCTGTTCCGAAACTCTTTCCGCAGTCGTCATCTTCCCATCACTATCACCAACAGTTATAGGTGCTCTACCTTCCATTCTATCAAAGAGTAAACCCATAAGATATTTATCAGGGTGATAAGTCGTTTCTACTGGTAAATCCTTCACTATATTTATTTCTTTATACCCCAGAGCTTTTTTCCAGATCAGCCGAGCCAATGCCTCAGCTTTAGTAACCATTTTATCTTCGCCATCGACATCCTTAATAAATTCAGTTTCTTCTTCGGCAATCAATCTTATATAATTGCTCAGAAGTTTACCTGCCCTGATTTTGTGCCCTCTCTCTTTTTTTGTCATCTTTTACGTGCCTTCTGACTTAATTTACTCACAGCTATCTTTCGGGGAATATCTGCTCCCATTTTCCTGGCGTGAGCCAAAGCTATAGCAATTCTTTGCTTATAGGGACGCTTTCTCCCAGTTTTCAATTCACGCATTATTTCATCTACTTTTTGTGTACGAGGTAACGGCATTATTTTCTCCCCTGGGCTGCCTTTAATTCCCTTCTGGTTGCTTCCACATCAAGCATTAAATACATTATACATGAGCGTAAAAATTGTAAACCATCTTCAATTGAGTCTATTCTGGCTGGTGGCTTAACACCAGTGAGATTTATCAATGATTCAATTTCAAGTTTCACGTGTTTCTTCGTCATCTGCATGTACTAACCTCGCATAGTAGTTCTTTACAAATATTTATCGGTGTCACGGCTGTTAATCCATCAGCACCCCGCCATCCACCAACTACTATTCCGATTACCTTTCCGCTCATATCAAAAACTGGTCCACCAGAATTGCCTGGATTGCTGGCTACATCAATAATAAATGTATCCACCTCATTAAAAAATGGAATTTGACGATCAACACTCGCTACTATTCCATACGCTACGCAGTTAAATAATTCTTTACCAAATGGAGATCCAATTATAAGAACATCATCACCAACTTCTACAAAATTGGAATCCCCAAGTTCAGCTACATCTTTAAATATTCCTTCAACGAATATCAGCCCACAGTCATTGTTCGAGTCATATTCTGAATTTATGGCTTTATAAATTTTTCCATAAGCAGTGTGTATTTCAAGATTATTAGCATCCTGGACTACATGACCAGCCGTAAGAACTGTGTCTGGTCCTATGATAACACCTGACCCGGACCATTCATCACTTTCTATATAAACTGATGTAGAGATCACCTGTTTAATTATATTTGGTAAATGTCCACCCTGATTAATTATTACTGTAGTATTATATTCATGTGTACATCCAGAAAACACAACTGCGGCAATTAAAGTCAGCCAAACCGCTATAACTATAAAATATTTAGTTCTCCGTTTCAATTTTTTACCCACTATAAGCAGCCAATTCTACACCAACATCAGTACCATCAAGAGTTGTAGCAATTATCAATAAATCTGAAAAACCACCTGGTTTAAAATAGTACCTGGCTATCGAATTGTCATCGGGACTTAAAGCTCCACCACTTGCTGCTGGTGTATAATCTTTATCTTCGGTAATCTTATCTACCCACAATTC